GTATGGGATAAATCAGTAATAGCTGAGAAAGTAGGACTCGGACCACTTGATTTTCAGCCAACATTTCTTAGTTGGGTACAGGACCCGGACTGTAATTTAAACTTTGAGAAGCCTATAACACCCCAAGCTGAATTATATTTCAACAAACTCCCGTATAAACTGAGTCAAACACAGGAATGGTTTTGGTTATCTAAGTTTGAAGAATTAGGTAAAGACATATATCAAGAATATCCAGGTTTACCTGAGGAAGCATTTCTGTCAAATGTTGAAGGTTCGTATTATCAAAACGAGTATAAGAACCTAAAGATAGGAAGTAACCTCTACGTACCTGATTTAAAGGTTCACTTAGCTGTAGACTTAGGTATGAATGACGACTTTCCTATAGGTTTCTTCCAAGTATGGCCAACAGGACAAGTAAAGTTTATAGGTGAGTATGTATCTAACAACAACGGACTAGAACACTACGCAAATGTACTTCTACACTTAACTAAAACACGAGGTTGGGTATTCGGAAGTACATATGTACCTCACGATGTTAAGGTTCAGGAGTTAACATCAGGTAAAACACGATGGGAAACGATGAAACGATTAGGATTTAGACCAATCCTTGTAAAAAAACATAAGTTAGCTGATGGTATTGAAGAAACACGACAATTTCTTAAATGGGTAGAAATAGATGAGGACTGTACAATGATACTCTCAGCTATACAGAACTATAGGAAGAAGTTTGACAAGAAATTAAACCTATATTTAGATGAACCTTTACACGATATTCACTCACATCCAGCAGATATGATGAGATATGCAGCAATGGGTTTAAAATATTCAAGGGTTACGGATTTATATGTTAAAAATCCATATAAATCTCAAGCTCCTAAAGTCTATAATTTTGGAACATCATATAATAATCAAAATTTTGATGTTTAAGAAAACTTTAAGAATTATTTAGATATAATAAGGTATACAAACCATGAAAGGACATGTATGAAGGATACTCCAGCTGAAATTGCTGCTATCCAACCAAGTGAAGGTTCGGATACTCAGCAAACTAAACAACCAGAGGTTAACTGGGAAAAAAGATACAAAGATACACAATCTGCGTATACAAAAACCAGACAAGAGTTAGTTGAGTTAAAGGCTCACGTTGATGTTTTAAAGAGTCAAGGTATGACTCCGGTACAGATTGATGCTACACTTAAAGAGGAATTAGAAGACCTTAAGTATTCTAATCCTGAAGAGTGGAGACGAAAGATGAACCAAATTGAAACTGAAAGCCATTCAAAGATTTCATCAGCTGTAGCTGATAAAGTTAGAGAATACTCCGAATTGGAACAAAGAGAAGCTATGTTGGAAGCATTTAAGGAGAGCCATCCAGGGTTTGAGTTAACAGATGATGATGTTCCTCCCCGAATTGCTAAGAAACTGGCGTCAGGTAGTATTAGATTTGATGAGTTCTTAAACGAAGTCTATGAGTATATAACTACTCCTAGGATTGTCGGAACTCCGAATAAGACTTTGGACCAACCTGATTTAGGCAAAGCAGGCGGTGGAGCAACACCTTCCCTTTATGCTGAAGTTCAGGATATTACGAAGTCGTACAAAAACGAAGTTTATTAACATAAGGGGTAAAAATGGGTACAGGTAAAGTTCCTTACGGTTCAGACTTAATCCGCAAAAAGTGGATGCGAGAAGGCCTTATCCAGAACTCTGCAACATCTTTCTGGTCAGCTTACAAAGGTACATCTAAAGATAGTATCATTATGCAAGCTAACCTTGAGTCAGCAGATACTGGACATACAGTAGTATTTGACATGGATGGAAATCTTTCTGGTAAGCCAGTTAAAGGTAACACCACTGCAAAAGGTACCGGTGAGCAAAAGAAAAAGTTTTCAGACAAAGTAATTGTTGAAGATTACAGATATGTAGTTGACAATGGTACTAAGTTTGACGGAAAAGAAATTGGTGACTTATCTATTAATGAGCACTCAGACTCTAGAAACAAGTTGGCTGACCTATGGGTTCGTTCTTCTGACCAAGCATACTTTGACTTAGGTCAACAAGGTGCACAGTATGGTATTGACCTAGGTTCTACATTTACATTTGACCAGTTCTTAGATTTGGAAGAAGTAATTAAAGAGGGCTCTGGATTTACTACTACACCTGGTGGAATTACAACACGTATGCCTTTGCAACCATTCATGCTTGCTGATGGTAAACCAATCTGGTTGTTTGTAATTGATGTAGCTATGAAAAACATGTTGTTGAAATCTTCAGGTGCTCAACAAATGTTTAGAGAAGCAGATGTTAGAGGTAACGAAAACAGATTGCTTAAAGGTGTAATCGGTAAAGTAGGAAACTTTATGGTTGTTGAAGCTAATAGCTTCTTTGGTTCTACTTCTGGCTCAATTCTTAACTCTGCTGGTTATTATAACTTTGACCAAACAGGTGTTGAGTTTGCAGGTCTTCGTAAGTTTGATGTAGATACTTCAAAATGGACAGGTGAAGTTGGCTTTGATAGAGCTAATACACTTAAATCAAGAGGTATCATCTTAGGTGCTGGTGCATTTCAACTTGGTATGGGTAAAATGCCGGACTATAAATACGAAGCTACAGACTTTGAGAAATTCTCTGAGTCAGCAATGGAAGTATGGTGTGGAGCTAAAAATACTCAACTCTTGGCAGAGAATGGTGATTATGCAATGGCTAAAGTTGCTGGTTACAATTATGGTAGCGTCTTTGTTGACGTCCAAGTTCAAGCGTAAGGGGTAGGAAATGGCAGATTTAACTTTTTCTGATAAAAATAACCAGAAGAAAACAATTAGTGTATTTGCTTCAGGAGTTATTGCTACTACAGCAACAATGGCTGAAACATTATTTACGCTACCTGCAAAATCTTTGGTTAAAGATGTTTATGCAATTATTGAAACAGCTTCTGGTACAGCAACCGATACGGTTGATGTTAAAGTAGGTACAACAGTAGTTGCAAACGAAGTTGTAGTAGGTGTTTTAGGTGTTGCTTCTGGTACTATTGCTAAAGGTTACTTTCCTTTAGGTGGTTCTGTTACAGTTGTAGCAGGTGCTGATGCTCCAGGAACATCAGGTAGAATTAGAATTGTAGTTGAGTATATCGAAGTTGAATTAACTAACGGTACTTATACAGACTGATTTTAGAGGGCTCTTAGGAGCCATCTATAAACTAGTTTGACAAAGGACTAATGTGTCAAGAATATCAGACATAATCTTAAAATCTAGGGATACCCTAGCCGACCCATCTGGGCAAAGGTGGTCAGCAGAAAGACTACTCCGCCTAGTTGATGAAGCTCAAAGAGATATTTGTCGCCAGACTAAAATACTTAAGGGTAAGGCAACTATTAATATAGTGCCTGGGCAATATCTATATACTTTGCCTACTGACTGCTTAGTTTTAGATAGGGTAGTATTTAATAGCTCTAAGTTACCTATTCTTAGTCATGATAAAATGGACAATATGCTTCCAACTTGGGAAGATGATATTACTGATACACTAAGAATTGATTACATAGTTTACGATAAATTAGCACAAAGACAAATAAGAATATATCCAATACCAGCTGATACTGTTGATGTATCTGTTGACTTATCTGGTATAACAGTAGCTATTGATGGTTATACACTTAATGATTTATATGGAGTAATAACTACTATTGAGATAGAGCCATCAGAAATAACCTCAGGTGGAGCCTCAATAGCTTCATTAGTTATTTATTATATTAGGCAACCTAATAAAATTGATAGCATTGAAGATGATTTGGATTTAATAGACACATATGATAATGCTATTAAATTCTATGTAGTTGGTAAAGCTTTAAGAGATGATATGGATGCTCAGAATAGAGCAGTAGCCGCAGAGGAATTAAACTTTTATGAGAGAGAGCTAGTAGAGATTAGAAAAGATAGTATTTATAATACTACTAAAAATCCAGACTCTTTAACTATTAATTATAGAGGAGCATTTTAATGGCATTAATTAAAAAAGAATTAGCATCAAAACAAGACTTATTACTTTCAGCAGATAATACAGGAGTTCAACAAACTAGAAATGGAACAGTAGTTACCGTTAATCCTATAAATGCTTCTATTATACCTTATAGCTCTACAAAAAGTATTAGTGAAGCTATTAATGAAAAGCTAAACATAGCTGACAGTATATTTAGTCAAGTAGATAAGGATAAACTAAATGGTATAGCTGCTAATGCTAATAACTATGTTCATCCCACTACTCACCCAGCATCAATTATAGATGGGTCACTTAATCCATCTCAGTTTGTTAAGACTGACTCATTAGGTAATACTGGATTTGACTATGCAAACTGGGCTGAATTACAAGGGAAGCCATCCACATTTACACCTTCATCTCATGTTCACTTACTATCCGAAATTACTTCTGGAAATTTAACTGCTGCTAGAGTTGATGAGACAATAGATAGAAAGTTTATAAACACTACTGAGAAGACTTTAATTAGTACAGCTGAACAACTAGTTCATAAGGGGCAGCCAAATGGGTATGTACCACTAGAAGCAGATGGTAAAATAAATTCCTCTTATTTATCCAGCTTAAATATACTGGATGTTTTTTATGCTAATGATGAGGCTTCCATGTTAGTACTTAATGCTTCACCTGGTGATATCTGCTATAGATATGATACTGAAGTAACATTAATGCTTACTGCTTTACCCGCATCAACAGTAAGTAACTGGAAGTATATTAATACAATAGGCGTATCTAGTGTTAATGGATTACAGGGTACTGTTACACTAAGCACAACGAATATACCTGAGAGTACTAACTTATACTATACAGATGAGAGAGTAGATGATAGAATAGCGACTCTATTACAAGCTGGCACGAATGTTACCATTAGTTATGATGACGCCGCCAATACGCTAACTATCAATGCGAATGATACAAGTGTAAACTGGAGTGAGATACAGAGTAAACCGACTACAATAGCGGGATATGCAATTACGGATGCATATACCAAGAGTGAAGTGTATGCTAAGACAGAGACATACACTAAGACTGAAGTACAGATAGCACTACCAAAAATTGGATTAGATACAAGTAATGTGACAGCACCTGGTACAGGACAGATAGCCTGGAATCAAGATGAAAGAACAATTGATGTTGGCTTAAATGGTGTAACACTGCAGGTAGGTCAAGAGCAGTTGATAAATGTAAGAAACAGTAGTGGTGCTACTATACTTAATAAGACAGTGTTGATGATGACAGGCACTATAGGTG